GACCCCTTCCGTAGGGGATAAATCCCCTACAACCCCTTTTTATACCAGTGAAGATTTATACCGCTGGACATTTGTAATGGGACGCCCAAAGGGCGTCATTTCAAATTCCAGAGCGGTATCTGACCGTTGCAAAATTAAAATGTTCCATTTTAATTCTTCAACGGTTTACAATGAGGGGGTTGTAGGGGGACGAAGACCCCCTACTAAGGAAACCTTAGTTCCCTTAGTATTATAGCACTATTTTTTGTAATAATTGGTCGATAATATCAGCATCCGGCACAAATACGTGAGGACGACGAGGATGTACTCTATCATTTATCCAATACCGCATTTTATCCCATTGTTGTGTAGTCTTCAAAAATTCAGTCGTAAATGGATAATCAGTACTGCCTGTGTGTAACAATGAATCGATTCGAATACAACCGGATAGACACGTATCTATATAGGATTGTAATAATGGTGCATCACGGTCAGATAAAGCGAATTCTGATGATGGTAATCCGTAGTAGTAAACAGTTGCATTCTTAGGTATCTGTTTATTTTTGCACAAACATTCGATGCATTTGGTATCGATTGTCATTCGCCGATATCCCTTTTCACGTAAATCCAATTGTGATAACTCGTCGTCTGTCGTTGGAAGTAAGATTCCATTTGTCGTGAAATTGGGTGCGTCTGAACATACCAATGTTGTCCAAGGTAATGTCATCGGCGTAGTTGACGATACACGAAAATACCAACCACGTTTCATATTTGATATACGAACTGCATAGGTATGTTCGCACATCATTTTATCTTCAATCGTATTACATACAGATTCCATATTCATCAATGACCCGTATCCAAATACGTATATAGGATTTTTGTTATCAGAACACATATATTTTTATCGTGGAAATAAAAATATACAAAATATCGACCGACCTCCACTAAAACTCGGGAGTGTGGCGTTTAAATAAACAACCTTGTTTGGATAACTCGGGTATAGATATAATTAAAGATGGGTCTTGGATACTACAATCTCGCATCCAGACCTTTACAATACAGAAATTCTTTTTAGGTGAAACGGTAATACCATTCACGTTTTTATTCAATTTACTGTCTGTAAATAAGGTTTCTCCGCAAATAGAATAAAACAAATGTTTCCATACTTCAAATACCTGTTTATTTAATACTTTAAATGAGAAGCAACCTCCATTACGATTTTGTGGGTCTTCCCACATAGGTTTAATACCATCACGCATCACAAACAACATACAGAATTTAACAATCTTTTCAGGAATATTCGTATTTAATGCAACAACGTGTTCCATTGTGGAAATTTCGCGGGATATAACCTTATAACTGGCTGCATCCCACTTTTTATTGAGTGGTAAATGGTAATACAAATCCCATTTACCATGCAAATTATGTGTAGATGTCGACGTTGTTACTTCTTGTGTGGACATCTAACTGTAGTAATATATAAATCGTTATCTTTATGTTTGTTATTTAAGTAACATATACTAATTCAATTTTGTGTCATCGGGAATACAAAAGGATTCTGTGCGGGTTCTTTGTCTGATTCCTGTAGTATTATCAACTACATCATCAGTTTCATTTAGATTTAGATTTTCGTCTTCTTCTTCTTCTTGATTATTGTTATCACTTAATTCATCATCAGTTTCATTTAGGTTTTCGTCTTCTTCGTCGTTGTCACTTACTTCGTTGCTGTCGCTAGTTTCACATACAACACTCATTTCATCATCTACCCGTTTGATAGTATCGACAATAGTGAACGTATCCGGATATAATTCAACGTGCTGGTGACTTTGAACAATATGCGTTTCCACATTTGAATCCATCAGTTTTATTTGATAATTACGGTCAAATGGGATGTCGTCTTCACAACAATACTGAATACAACGATATACAAATGTAAAATTAAACAACTGATTACCGTCACGAAACATTTCGTCTGGAATAGATAGTTCAACATCTTCTTTTAAATTTGGATGGGAATAGGTAATCGAAATGAACGGTTTTAAACTAGGTTCGTTGCGAGATGATAGATTATTGTAATTATCAAGTCTGACGTAATAATTGTCCACTAATTTTGATATAAGAACATCGTCATCTTCACGGTTCCAGGCAAAATCCATTTTGGATAAAATAGATATATCCATTCTGAAGTTTATCGGTAAATACCCTTCAACCAATTTATATTCTCCATTTACAAGAATTGCACGGCAAACATTCGTCCAACGAGTAAAATTGGGTTCTCGCTTGATATTACTGGTTAATTGTGCATATTGGTCTTTCACCCAATTCACATTGTCCACTACATTTTTAATGCGTGGGTTTGTGTTGTAGATGTGTTTGGAATATTGTTCAACATATGCTGAACATTTGCTATATGCGAATACTGTTGCAACAATTACCGAACGCCCAAACGCAGTATTTCCCAAGTATACACATGCGTTGTAACCTTTCATTCCTAATTTAAACAGTCCATATCCAACATATGCATATCCGTCCAAAACGGATGGTTCGTATTCATCTTCGTCATGGTCTGAGTCAAATAATGATGGATAAAGGTTCATCTAGATATGTATTTAGAGATGTATTTATATTCATTGCAATAAATAGAATATTTGTAAACCAAATATTCTACAGATTCCCTATAGAATGTATTCGTATTTCACACATCCTCAAAAAGTGTGCATGTCCTATTTTGAGCATTGTCGTTTTTCATTGTCTCTTGCAAAAAGATTTGCTTTTGGAACGGTTGCTGCTGTGGTCCACGCATTTTTTCCAAATGCGTATCTCACACACTCGACAGACATGGTCAAAGAGGTAACAGAAACCTTGCAAAACGCAGGATGCAAATCGTTGAGTAATGAAGATGATACTTTCGAATCAAAATAAAAGAGTTGGTGTACATGAGATTTTGGAAAATATATATTCTCCAGATATTCTCCATGGGAGGGTAAATTTTATTTCGGATTTTATGAAAAAGTGGAGTAATACCATTTTACTGTATTGTGCAGTAAAATGTAATCATTGTCGGACAAAATGACTGTATAAAAATAATTTGTATATATGTATGGAACCTAAGTTTGAAGTTTTTTAATTAGGCACATTCGCCTAATTAAAAAACACGCTTTACACATATGATATTTGTATGTAAAAAATCACCCCTGTATGTAGTGAATATAATAATGACTTGCGTAATTTAGTAACCCATAAACATAATTGCCTAATAAATCCTAATCCGCCTAATGAAAAAACTCCTTACAAGGTTGTGTGTATGTTGGTGTGGGAGAATTTCAGAAAGGGTGAATTATGCTATATCGGGTAGATTGCTTATATTCCATTATTGGCTGATACACTTATTGGAATAAAATTATATTTAAGTTATCATTATCTGTAACAATTTTATGTTAAATTATGAATCACAAGTATAGTGTCCAATTATATCATCAAATTTCATCCAATCTACTTCTTGTTCATATTCTTCAAATTCATCTTCATCAACATTTAATTTATCTAATAAAATATCCATAGCATCACGAGTTATCATTTCTTCTTCTTCATCTGTAAATTCATTTTGTGTAAAACTTGTTTCTTGAAGACGGTCCCATTCGATAACAAGAAATTCATTTAAATTTTCATACCATGTTTTATTTTTTTTAATAGTAGGTTTATAATTAACCAAGAAAATATTATTTACAATATTTGATGCAACTTCATAGCACATTTTATCTGTAAATCCCATTTTATATTATATTATAATAATATTATCTTTAACCCGTTTAGAATATCTTACAATATTCAAACTAAAATAAAAGAGTTGGTGTACATGAGATTTTGGAAAATATATATTCTCTCGATATTCTCCACGGGAGGGTAAATTTTATTTCGGATTTTGTGAAAATGTGGGATATTACCATTTCACTATATTGTGCAGTGAAACGTAATCGATGTCGGATAAAATGACTGTATAAAAATAATTCATATAGGCGAGAAAATAATTTGGTGCGGTTTTTTCATTAGTATTGTATGGCGATATCACCTAACTAAAAAAACGCCTATAATTTTATTTACATTGGAATATAAATATGTGACTGTATATGTAGTGAAATAATATATTACTAACATCGCATATCAACCCGAATCTATAACTGACTAACAAATCCGAACATGCCTAATAAAAAACGCGTTGAACAGTGTATGTCCGAAGGTGTAAAATAAATTTGCATTATATAATTTATTTTGTAAAATTATTTAGAGATTTTTTTCTATTAGCATTATAGAGAGATAACACCTAATGAAACAAACGCGATCATCACCAAGAATTTTCGAATGTAAAGATTGTGTCTTTATATGCAGTAAACAAAGTGAATATTCTCGTCATTTATTAACCCGAAAACATTCTCGCCTAACAAATCCTAACACGACTAGTGAAAATAACGCCATAGTTATACAGTGTAAATGTGGTAAAGTTTACAAACATATGTCATCATTATGTAAACACAAACATAAATGCAAAATCGTTCAGGGTCTGGAAACTGAAGATAGTGCTGTAATCGCTCCCCAATTCAATCAAGTTATGAATGACGAAACGATTGATAAATTAGTAAGAAATATGTCTGAGAGAGATACAGAAAAGGAATCGATGCTTTATGCAATGATAGATACATACCAACAAGAAATAAAAAGAATGAGTGAAGAAAATCGTGAATTGGTAAGAGAAAATCAGCAGGTAACACGGGAGATTGTAAAGGGAAACCAAGAAAATACACAAGAACTGATAAACAAGTTCATAGAACTAGCACCTAAAATGGGCAACAATGTAACGAACAACAACGACAACCGCCAAACGGTAACATTCAACTATTATCTAGAAAACAGTTGCAAGGATGCTGAAACCATTCACGATTTCATACACCGTTATGCCATAAAATGCGGTGACTTTTTCAGAGAAAACGCATCGGCAATCGTAAACGGCGAGACAAGTTTATCATTCAATGCCCACAAATTATTTTTCAAAAGTCTCCGTGAAAACCCGCAACATATGAATTTTGTGCAAACATCGAATGTTCATGATGGAATTCATTACGTGAAGGAGCGGGAACACGGGGAAGGCGATGATTATCTAACCTTGTATGGTGATGCCGAATTCAATAAATACACAGACAAATTTCGTAGCAAAGGTGCCGAAATAAGTGTGGCAGTTTGCCAAGTGTTGAACAAGGCGCGTGAGGATATATACAATCAGCGAAAAAGGTATTGCCGACCCGAACCAACTGAATCAGATTATAGTGGCGATTATGGTTCTTACGCTACACAATTCACTGACGATTATGATGATTATAGACGTGAATATGAGAACAGTGTAGAATATAATAGTGATTTGAGTCATGTATTGACGAGACAGGTATTTTCGGTATTAAATTTATTTGATATGGATCGAACGGAAGGTAAGGCAACTTGCAAAGAAATCTTAACGGCAAGTCGAAGGGCAAAATAGTAGTTCTAAGGGAACTACGTTCCCTTAGGAACCCTCCTTGCAAATGAAACTATACTGGAACATAGTTTCATTTGGAATATGTTATTGCCATATTTGTAAAAGGGGTTGTAGGGGATATATCCCCTACTAAGGGAACGTAGTTCCCTTAGTCTAAATATCAAGTGCGATGATATTTTTGTCTGACCGTTGTTTGCGTTGACGAGTGCGTTTTGGAAGGTTTGTGTTTTGTCCATCTTGGAGAGATGATATACTTACCATAGAATCACCGTCGGTTTGTCTAGGTGGAGGATTGCTTGTTTTTAACCCAGACAATAGGCTATCCAAGTCAGTGGTTTGAGGACCACGCATTTCGGGACGTCTTTGGGGTTGCTCGGAAATATCGGCAAATTTGTTACTCATATTCACACCTTCCTCTTTGAACATCGACCCTCTTCCCATTGCAATATCAGGGCGGTTTGACTCGGCAGTTTGTGTATATTGCATACCTGGACGTGTGGGTGGTGCGTGTTCCTGTGTTTTAACAGGTGCAGGGGGAACACCAAAAGAGGTATTGGCTTGCTCATCGGGGTGTAATACGTTATTCACAAAATCGAATCCAGGGTTTTGTTGTTGACCCATTGCCTGTGTGGTGGCCGCAGAAAACATCTTCATTAATTCGGGACTTTGGCGAATCACGTCATTGAAACCGGGGGTAGCAGTGGATAGAGCTTTGTTCGTGATATTTAAAACTGCGCCACTAAATCCAAGCCGTAGAAGCAATGAAACTTCGGGCGCCATTTTACCACCTTTATATTTATCGTGTAGTTCGGTGAAAATATCTTCATAACTGTCGATATCCTCATTGATTTGCTCACCCCAACCGTCTAGATTGATACCAAACGGGTCGAAGGCCGCATTTGCATATTCGAGTGAATTTACTAAAGTAGTGAACCACCAACCTTGTAACTTCACACTGTCTTTTTTGCGCTTATCATCGAGAGCAGTTTCATATTCGTCTTCAACCTCGTCAAAATCGGCGTCCATATTAAAATTGGAATTGTGTTTAATTAACCCTTTGTCATACCACTCATCCAACTTTTTAATCATAGCACGCTTTTTGCGACGTTTTTCACGGTCGGTAAGATTCGAACTCGAAGCATTTTTCTGACTAGGAACCTCGTTTATTTTACCAAAACCGTCCCAAGTTTTCGTGGTTCCAATACTTTCGACTGTGGCTGCACCGATATTGGAATCCGACATGGGCATTTCTTTAATAATGGTGGGTTGTTCTACAGGTTTATCGGTGGATGTAAAAAAATTAGAAAAACCGCCTAAAATTCCCGGAGATGGTTCTTCGGTTTTAGGGATATCGTCGGATAATGTGTTTAATTCTTTCTCTAAATTATCGAGGTCGCTCATATCTACTTTGGTAGATGACCCTGAATTTGCGTTTCGGTCGTTCATCAATAATTCAGCACCAGGTCCGAAATTAACAGAACTGGTTTCATTATCCTGCAATTTGATAGAGATTGGTTCAATATCACTTAGTCCAATATCAATCACTTCCATTCTATGACTTATGATATGTAAACACTATATGTTTTTAAGTTTTCCGCATAAGTAATTAGTTTTTCTCGTTTCAAATACCAAATACCTTGTAAAAAGGCATCCGCCAAATCGTCCTTTTTCGGGGTTGTTAACATCGGCGACCATTCACCAAACCCAGGATTTGCATCTAGGAATTTCGTGCAGAACAAAATACTGTCCTTTTTGTTCTGTTTGTAATCTCGCCTTTCTTGTCTCCCTTCTTGGACAGACATCGTAATAAGATGTTTCAACTTGTTAGAGGAGGATACAAATTCTATGATTGCCTCGGGTATATGCATAATATAATATTGGGCCAACATTCCCTGTATTGTCTTCATTCGAGTAGCAATCGTTGAAATTTGGTTCTCTATTATGATGTGTGTGATGTCTTGGACATTTTCCATTTTATGTAACAAATCTTTCATATTTCGACCAATCGTAATTAAATCTAGATCTCCGGCCGCCATACGTGTTTCGACACACTTTTCTAGCATATTTTCCGAAAGGTATATTTGAATACTTTGTAAACACCCCTTTTTCGTTTTCGGAGCACCATCTACGTCAGAAAATACACCATAGGTAGTGCCCAATTCAATAAGTGCATCACGAGACATCTTGTTTATCACAGACATTTTTACAGGGAGTGTCCAAGAATGTATTTCACACATCTGTTTTGCGTGTTTTTCACACATATATAGGTCCCCCTTCTGATATTTTGATTTATGCCCACACAACTTTGCCACCTCATTCTTTTTCTTCTTCTTATTTTCACAAGAACATACCGGATTCGCCACTATTTCGTCCATTAAATTTAATATACCCCAATCTTGGACACATACCTTTTCAGATGATACAAAGAAGATACAATATGCCATGTTCTTTATCCCAACATCGAAACTAATTACCTTCATAATTACTTAGTGTCCAAGAATACCTCTAAGTGTATTACACAAATATACGACATATTTATTCTCTTCTTGGACACATCTCAAAATAATTCGAGTAATATGATGAACAATCGTTTGTCACATTATGGTGTTGTAGGTTATGAGAGACATATTTTATAGAGGTGTCCAAGAACAACAAAACAAAATAAAACACCAAAAACACTCAAAACTACCCTATATGTATATCCATTATGACCGGAAAATGGTCAGAATTCAGTTTCCCGCAATATTCATCATATCCCTGGTAAATAGTCACATTTTGGATTCGTGAGAATATACCTTTTGATACCAATATGTGGTCAATCATCACAAATTCATCCATCGAAGACACACAATCGCCATTTTTATCCCACCAATTCGTCCCTCTATTTTCCTTGGACACCATATCGGCAATATTCGTGAGTGTATTACCTTTCACAATACTGAGCGCACTTGAAAGTGGTTTACTGTCGTTTTCGTCCAAGACATCATTGTCATAATCATTAAAATCGCCAATAACGATGATTTCAAATCCCTTCTTAGAGTATTCATCAATAATTCCCGAAATAATACTGGCTTGTGCCTCACGCTTCGAACAACGTTCGACATCAGTTGGATAGGCAATAAAGTGTAACGATACAAGAGCTGTTTTCATACCATTAAAATCGAATAGAGATATCGAATGTTTACTTACACCTGTCGAACCCGAACCGTCGTATCCACAAGTGGAACCGGACACGGGATATGCATATTTTTCATCGGAACGAGTCAAATCAGAAATGGGGTCTATCTTGGACAAAATGCCGACATTCTGACCGGTGCTAGTGTCGTCGCCTTGTAAAAGATAGGGTTTATAATCGTCAGAGGTTTGTGTAATCACCGCATTTAGTTCGTCACAACCCTCGATTTCACAAAAATTAATAATATCCGGATTGAATAAGTTGATAACATCGGAAACATACCCCAAGTGGGTGTTTGCAACGGTTTCATTTTGCCATGTGCACCCATCGCCAGGACAATCCATATTTTTGTAATAATCGAGGAATAACCATTCAACGTTGTATTGCATGATACGTATAGTATCGTTATTTGTCATACGATTTTCGGGTGTAGAAACATATGGACACTGAGTATCCGACGCAGCCAGAAATCCAAATAAACCACTAAATAGAATAGACAAAAAACGCATTATAATATAATATACTATACGATTCTAATACAATTTTATGATTTGTTATTAAACATATTTTCATCGATGTATTTCCATAAAACACTAAACATCAGACCTTGCATACCATTCGAGACGAGTTTCGTTTTTAATCCACGCCCGAACAAACTGGATACACCGCCTTCCTTGACGATTTGTTTGACTGTATCTGTATAACTGATGGACACGTCCGATGACTGTTTATACACCTTGACTACACGAATCGAATTGGATAGTGTATCACTCACACAGGTTGACGTAAAACCGATGATTGCGTTTCGTCCCAATTTTCCCATCGAAGTTTCACTCTCGGGTATTTTTGCTTGAAGAAGATTGAATGTGGCAAACCAAGGATAATGACCGACCATAGTAGCACTTGCTGACGCTAGACTTCCGTGATATAATACACTCGGTCCTTGCAACTTCAGTTTATTTTTAAGGTTTGGAATGCCCGCCGAACCATTTACTTGCATCGTTGTTTTGAGTGTGTCGATCGGCATCAGAAAAATGCGAAATGATGCAGCGCCGACAGATGCACACGCACTTTTTGCCCATACAGGTAAATTTGCAGTGGTTTCGTTTGCGTTTAACGCAGTAATAATACCCGTGTTTGCGGCTGTATCACCAAATCGTGATAGTGGACCTTGGAATAATGCAGGAACAACGCCTTTATAAAACCGTGGAACGCCACCCTGATTATATAACGTTTTGAATGCGGTCTTCATATCCACACCATATCGGTATTGGTAATTTACGGTGGTCCGTAACCACATCAAGGTCGCAATATTAATGCTCATTGCGGTAGCACCTGAAATACCACTTTCAAAACTACGCTGAATCAAACCTTTATCAGTCACGGGTTTATCCATTATATATGATTATCGCTAAATAATAATATAAAGATAATTTACTATAAAATAGTATATAATATGTTAGCAGGAGGATTCATTGGTGCATATACCGGAATGACAATATATATGTATAAGGTTCGACACCAGAACGGACAAGTTCATATACATGACCTAAATTTCAACGCATTGGGTTATATTGCGATAGGGTCGACTTGCGGAATCATTTTACTATCAATGGTCTAAGAAACATCGTATGTGGGTAATACATCAAAGAACCTGCGTATATTAAATATACGCTGTTCTACGTAACGCGAGGTAAGTAGAATAAAACCGGTGAGAGTCCCTGTGTCGTTAAAACCCGTGTTATATGTGGAATGAAATCCGGAAATATTTTCAAAAGGTGATGGGATTTTATTCACACCGAGTTTTCCAACATAGGATATAATGACTAATACACCAATCATGAAAGATAACTTAATAAACTCCATAAAAATGTTATGGGATTTATGTAAATCCTCTGCTTCGGGTAAATATTTATCCATAAATATATTTACAATAACGGCAAACATAAACAGAATAATTGCATAGTATGCCACATCGAAAAACTTTATAACATTATATGGAATATTCATAATATATATATTTATGATGACATAACAAATATGCAAAGAAATAAATATAAAGTTTTCTTTTTTGTTATAAGGGTTCGGTGGTTGGTCTATTCTTTCAAACTTGTATTCTCTACTGTATTTCATTGGGCGTTTTCCTGTCTTCTTGTAGTAGTTGAATACATATTGGATGTTCCTACATCCGTTCTTATCACGATTGATACACCCTTTCCCACTAGTTATTATTTACTGCGAAAGAGTTGGTCTTGCGTGATGGTAATCGGTTCATATTTCTTACTCAAATCTTCACGTGACAGATATAATTGTTTCAAATCACTTTGTTCGTGAATAAAAGTCGAATTATCCTTATACATAGCATAATGAAGCGGTTCGGCACCACGTTCATTCGGTTTAAACCTTTCAAAATAACCACAGTCGTTACATGCTTCTCTGAAATTATCCTTTGCAATTTGCTGAGAATTCTCCATAAGATATTTGCGGTATTCCCAGTTTGATTTCATACCACTGGATTTAATGAGATTTTCATTAAGAACTGCTTCGGGTTGGTGTGCAGCAACCAGCGAACGCCCATCATTCATTCGTGGTGGGAATTGCGGATATACGTTATTTGTTGCATACCCAAGTTTCGATGGAACACATGCATCATTATTGGTATATGCCGTTATAACCGGTTCGGGTTTTGGATAAACAAACATTATATATTGCATACATATAATGTTTGTGAAATGTGAATTAAAACTAGGCATTCAACTGCTCATTAATAACTTCGATAATCTGCGCCTTTTTCATTTTAGATGTTTCGATTGCCCATCCTTTATCGGAAATATAGGCGCGTAAAGTGCCTAAATTCATCTTAGAGAAGTCAGGTGTTTCGTTTTTATCCGCATTAATTTCAATTTCTACCTTGTCCACGGTAGTAGGAACAATATCATCTGTACTTGATGGAATGATAATTTCTTCTGCAATGAGTGTTTCATCGGTTTCGTCATCAGACACCACAATTTTGTGTTCATCATCGTCAGATTCAGATTCATATTCATCATCAGAATCATCGTCTGATTCCGATTCATCTTCTGAAGAATCACCGTCATATACCATATCTAAATTGGTTCCGTGGATGGGAACCTCACACACCTGTTGTTCATGCTCTGGTTCTCTCTGAATCATTTCAGATATTGGGCGGGGGGTATCGGGATGCCGCCCGTGTAAAAGTAACCCTGATTTAATATTGGTAATTTCCTGTGCAATATTATTAATAATCTCAAACATAGTATCTTGTTTCGCCTCTGTTACACCAAGACGCTGTTTGAAATGGTATACCAATAATAGTATCAGCACGAACGTTATCCCTAAACTAACAAAGAATGAGGTCTCCATAATATTATAAAATCCCATTTTACACTACATAAACATAAAAGTCCGTTTTATTGAACGAATGGTAAGACAAAAAAATATGTAAAGAATGTATATTCACAATGGAGAATCAAAATATACGAATGGAATCATCATTACAACCATCATTTTTATCAAACAACTGGTTGACGATTACGTTGTTTATATTATTGCTCGCATCACTTTTAGGCGTAAATATGATTGAATCCGTTTTTGTCCCGATAAAAAATTTCATCATTAAAATTTTACAAATGGCTGGATTTTATTCAGGGGCAGTTATTAATTCTTCTGCCGACATAATCGGCGATACAGCAAAAGGAGGAATTGATATCGCTGAAGGCACTATCCATTCCATTGGAAATTTACTTCAAAATGAAGATAATATGGATGGTCCTCCGCCCGAACAAGTGGAATGGAATATGAATTTATTTCAATACAATCCCACACCTACACCTTCTCATATTACGATGGTTCAAAATATCGAAAATAAAATAGATACGAAGAAAGCAGAACTGAAGGAATTGGATAATACTATTAACAGTCGCAAGGTGCAACCTGCTCAGACATATTCCCCTTCTGCTGCAACCACTGAGAACACGACGAAGTGGTGTCCGATTGGTTCAATCGATGGCGAAACAAAATGTGTGTCTATTTCGAGTAATGATAAATGTATGTATGGCAAAGTATATGATACACAAGATAAATGTGAACAAAGTGTTTCTACAACGGATTCGTCATCTATGAATTGGGGAATCCCTCCTCCACCGCCACCGATGGCGTCTCTTGCCCCTCCACCTCCATCTAACACAAAGTGTTGCCAAGAATTACCTGGTATGGTGGTTTCTCAACCACCGATATATGGTGTAATAAATACGGCGAATCAAGCACCACCTCCCGTGGTGAATCGAACGCCACCTCCACAAGTAAATCAGGCACCACCTCCTATGATGCATCAAATGCCACCACCACAAGCAAACCAGGCACCACCCGATACAATGAATCAAATGCCACCTCCTATGATGAATCAAACAGAAAAGGAGACTGACTTATAATTTTATGTTTTAGGATAATCCTGTCTCATTTTTTAGTCGGTGTAACAAACCGTTGGTTCGAACGATTCCTATATTACCGTCTGACGTAGAGTAAAACAGCATTTTCATTTATTATATTTTTTAAAATCAATATAATAAAATGGGTCTATACATAGATATAATGGACGAAAACGATAATTTTGATAAAATCCAGAAAATTATCAGTTCGGATATCGTGGCAAACACAAACGCAATGGATACAAATATAATGGACGATAACAATGAAACAGAAATTACGGAACATACCGAAACGATGGAATGGTTAAATGATGCAAATTTTTTCACCCAATTTGATTGGTTAACAGGAGAAAACGTTAGTTCATCGGAAAAGATGGCGTTACTGTTACATTGGTGTGAGGTGTTCGGTGGAGATTCGTTAACAGAAGCAGCAAATACAAAAGAAGAAATGAAAAATATATACTTGTATTATGTTGCGCTTGAAGATGATAATATGTTTTTACATGCAGATTTTTATATGGAAAGTGATGCAGTGATTGCAAAATGTGCAGATAAATACGATTTTGTGAAACAACATCGTCCCATAAAGGTGGTATATAATATGATAGTTACAGACTTGCACTCCATAAATGCACACGTTAAAATGTTTATGTATATGTTTGGTATGGATACCGTGAGAGGAGGGTCTTATACAGACGTGGAATTATCAGACGAGACGAAGAATTTCATCATGCTGGAAAAACCAATTACACAGATTGAGTATTTTTCGGCGTAGTAAAATACTGTGTAAGATTATATAGTATTTAGACGATGTTAATTAAAATATTTACGATGGTAAAAGATGAAGTCGATATAGTAGAGGATTGGATAAAATATCACGGCAATATTTTCGGTTATAAGAATTTGTATATAATCGATAATAATAGCGTCGATGGAACATATGAGATTTTGCAAAAGTATAGTGAATCAGGTGTAAATATATTTCAAAAAGACGATTATCGATTAAAAGGGCAATATATGACGGAAATGATTCATGACCCGAATTATGGAGAATATGACATAGCATTTCCAGTAGATATTGACGAATTTATAACGCATTACGATAAAAGTAACAATAGAGTTGTTCCGGAACACACTTATGAATATATGAAAACTTTATCTGAGACTGAACCTGTATTTAAGGCAAATTATGTCCAGATGGTGATAGATAATAATGATGAAGGTGGATATAAACGAGCAACAATAGAAGCAAAATCAGGACTATATGATGAGAGAGGTAGTGGTGCAAAAACATTTTTTAATAAAAAACAATGGTCGGGTGTAATCGACCATGGAAATCATTATCACACAGACAATTATTATATGTCTGATATAGTGTTAGTTCATTATCATCAGCGAAATATTGAGCAGATGAAAATAAAGGTAATAAATAATTTGAAGGGATTTGGTTATGACCATACAGATATTGTTGGATTAAAACGTTTATTGAATGAAAACAGTAAGATGGAGGGGGGTCATCATATACAAAATATAATAAACATTTCTGAGGATACACATAATATGTATACATCAATCACAGATTCGGAAACAGTAGACTTATCTCCATTAAGTGCGTATATACAGACATTATACTAAGGGAACCAAGGTTCCCTTAGGAACCCTCCTATTAAGGAAGGGGTCGTAGGGGAAACGTAGTTTCCCTTACTAAGGGGTCGTAGGGGATATATCCCCTACAAAGTAGGTGTCCCGGTTAAATTATATGGAATATACTCAACTGTATTATAATTAATAACATCACCATTATCATCATATATCTCTACGTCACAACCTTGAACAATTCTCGGTTTAAGACCCTTACTTTCAATGTTAACAATAGTATTGTATTTAACATTGGTTATATTTGTTGCATCTGTATTTGACATATCACCTCCTTCGTTATTACTTCGAATGGGATTATCACCTGTATTATATTCAGCATATCCAATATTTACTTTAATTTTAAACGTGTATACATATTGAGTAATGGTCTGTAATGGAATATTTGTAAAATACAAGACACCGGCATATTGCGAAACATTAATATGAGCATTTTGCGATGTATTAAACGTAAGTGATGATGTTAACGTAGATTCTACAATATCGGTTGGTAGGGAGGTAGGTGATGTTCTAAAGGTTGCCGGGAGTGTATACACTAACGTGTCTGAATAATAAATATAAATTTCTGCGCTATATACGTACAATTGTGCAGAGGATATCGGGTCTGCGTATCCCGTTGTATAATCTGCTTCATATTGAACATATATAGGAATGGTTAAATCATACGTGAATTGATTATTATTAGGATTTAATATAACTAAGTTCGTAAACGTATTTATAGTACCATTTAATCCATCAATATTATATTGAGGGAAATCATCATAAATACGTTTCATTGCATCATAATCAACCCGTTGGTAAACAGGTTTCAAAATATAATTATACAAAGGAACACTTTCATCTAATATCAATGGTATAACGGGACCTGGAACACCGGAAGAAGAAGACGGTTGAGGTGTATTTGGACACACGGTTTTATCACGTACAGAACGATTATTTGTTGGACGTATGTTTGATAAATACGTCCATTTTCCCTTATTCGATGATTGCGTCACAGACCGGTTTTTGTTATATTTTAAAATTTCTGCTTTTCGTCGCATATTCAGTCGTGACGGTGAATATTTTAATTCCCCTGTGTTATTATATTCATATGGATTATTTGATTGAACCGACGAGTCAACGCCTGATTTACCATATTCTAAAAAGAAGAATTTCGAACGCTGTAGTGCTTGAGTATTACACGTCAAATCCCAATTTGCCATTATAGTATATGCGTGTCTAATAGTTTGAGGAATACCATAAATTCGACAGATAATATGGGAAACCAGTTGCATCGGCACTTCCGGCAGCATTTGAAGCATTCGTATTTCGTCCCCAAGTAACAATGTTATTTATTTGAAAAATACTCAATGCTTTGTCGAAATACTGTAAATCGGCAATGTTTCCATTAAACCCACCATTTTTGCATACATTCACATTTTGGTAATTCTGTTTTGGAACATCCTGTAATATATTTCTAGATACAATACCGCCATTTATATAGACATCGAGTGCAGTGTTTTCAGCGCGTATCACACAATGAAACCATTTACGTAAAGGAATGTCCTTAACAACAATCGTTTCCTCGGGGTTTGAAATGGCAACAGTGTTCATTGTAATGATTAAATCATTGGTCGAATTATCTAAATATAATCCCGGACCATTATTAACCGATGCAATTCCATCATCGCGATAGGTGGCATTACCTTTATTGAAAATGTTGGAATATTTGGGAGATTTTGCTGTATCATTCACAAATATCCACAGGGACCACGTGAATTCAATACCCTTATTTTGATTGTTGGAACGTAAAATAGGAACAGAATCTGCGTTTTTAGGGTCTTGGTATATAATAACCTCGTTGGCTGCATTCATTGTCCCGCTTATTAAGAATGGATCTGCCTTAGGTTTCATAAAATAACCCACCAGTTTTACTCCTAAATTAACTAGAATCATAAATACAATTAACACTAAAACAATAAAGGAAAATTTGGCAACCAATGTGTTTGAATTTAAAAATCCTTCCGTTGAACCAACTAAATCGGCGTCACCAAAAGTATCGAGTGAACCTTTCACATATTCAGATGCGTTACTAACACTATCAGTTACACCCGAAGCAACGGATGATATATTGCTAGATGTAGACTCAACTGCATCGGCAACAGCAGTTGGAAGTTTACTAGATCCAGTAGATATAGGTTGTGCTTGAGGCATATTCATTTTTATAAGAATATAGTATATATTAGTAAGGGATAAATCCCTCTAAGGGAACTAAGGGAACTAAGGGAACTAAGGGAACATTGGTTCCCTTAGGAACCCTCCTTTGTAGGGGGTCTTCGTCCCCCTACAACCCCCTCATTGTCTAATAGAATCAATGTTCCATTAGGAACCCTCCTTGCTAATGGAACTATAATGGAACATAGTTTCATTCGAAACCCTCCTTGTAAAAGGGGGTAGTAGGGGATATATCCCCTACTACATATCAATTGTATAAGATGACTGTTGCACATTATCTTTACTAATAGACATATTCATACTATAACTACCAAAGAAATTTGCCATTGCACTTGCATTACCTGCCATATAATTATCCCATACTTCCTGAGGTCCAATTGGAGTTGCCCAATTTTGTAATCCCGCCACATAACAATCCCAACCTGTCCCGTATAATATGGGGACCAGTTTTGCGGTTCCGGGTTGATTTGGATAATTGGGTAATTTGGTAGAATTCACTAATTTCCCGTCAATGTAAGCATCCACGATGGTATTATCTGAACTAATGACGACATAAACCCATTTTTGTATCGCAAAATTATCTGTGATTAAAATATCTTGCTCAGTCGTAGTCGAACCCTCATTTGATACACACGTTATTGTGCAATATAGAGATGGTTTATCGGCTGCTAAATATAAACGGATATTATCTTTACGAGAAAAAATAGTTTTTTCACGCATAGAATCCCACGTATTTACATATGTCCAAATACCATACGTATATCGTGTAGATTGACCACTATTAATAGTATTTATAGGAGAATTATCCCCCTCTTTTAAACTAGCTGATTTACTAATCACAGATGATTTCGAAACAAAAACTGTATACAGCACGTATATTAAAGTGATTACGATTACACCTAAAACAATTGCAGTCCAGTTCATAATTTGTTTATCTTATATATTACCTATCTATTATTTTGAATGGTAGAATCCACTTTGATTCTTGGTATAGGTAGACTACCGATGCTCATTGTATTATACGAAAAGGCGATTTGTTCGGCAGTTAATGGATGTCTATAATAAACCACATTACATATTCCGCCATCTAAACCGTTATCTTCGCCAATCGTGATTTTATCCAAATCATTGTATAAAGGCATTTCGTCTTTCATTTGAAAAGTGCGTTCTAAATCTCCATTGATAAATAAATCGACCTTGTTCCTGTTATAATTTAACACAATCTGATTCCACTTTTGGTTTTGCAATGTAACATCGTAAAAAGTATGGTCCTTCTCAGTATATTGCTTGATGGGTGGATATCGTGAAAAATAGAACACATATTTATCTCTTTCGATTAATTGGTCGTGACCCCCGCCTCCCCCGTAATATCGTATCATCGGTTTTACGTGTTCTATACCGTGTTCATCGGTAAAACCATAGGTTAATATTTCGCTCTCTTTATTATATGCTTTGGTAGTTGCACTATGGGGATTGATATAAACCCACATCGAAATACAATAATTAGTTAAATATTCACTCGCTCCTGCAACTCTGTATTTATTGTGTTCCGTTAATGGTATTTTTAAGGTATCACTATTCGCAATCAGTTGTTTCCCTTCATCTAAATACCGTATATTTTGTAATAACTGAATGGCGTTATCCTGTCCGGTTATTTGTTTTGAAATATCTGGGAGAAGTGCATACAATACAATCAATAGGAATTCGAATCCAATAAACAGATAGATCGAATAAGGTGTTAAACTTACCTGTTCGACCAAATATTCCCAAATAGTGTAAAGTGTGCAAGGAATGTAGAAGATTAATTGTGCAATAAACCCTGGCCACCCCGTGAGTTTTTCCATATATCCAATCAATGCTTGATACCCGATTGCTAAACCGAATAAACCAATGATAGTTAACATTGTATAGTTTGTAAGACTCTCATAACTTACAGAACTGGTTGTGGTCGCATATAAATAAACACCAAATACAACCATACTGAGGATTGCAATTAATTTCATAATCATCTTCGTCGCCTTCATATTTCGTCCAAGATTCAACATCAGCGCAAACACCAATATTAATGGAATCATGTAAACAAAAAAGTATTTTTGGATATTATATTCAGCAGTTCCTGAGTTTAGAAAAAGGTTTAAAATAAATCCGGCAATTATAAAGAACGCGACGCCATACACAATATTTTTTATTAATATTTTTCGTGGTTCAGAATTAGATGAATCATTATGAAACGTATTGGTTTTCACCATTGGTATATATTACAATTACAAAATTTGTGATATATTTGTTCGACATCTATTATATAATGTCTGATTCTAAACCTGAGACAAAGATTGTCGAGACCGTGGTTGCCCAAACATCAAATACAACAATGAAAGTTGTTGCCGGCGTATTTGCCGCATTCGTGGCATACTCAGTGTATAATAGATACACTGAGCGTAATAGATTTACAGTAGAGTAAATTACAGCAATACATTATGTGTAATACATTTATGAACATTCGTGAATAATTTCTTCTTCTCTACGTTATAAGAACGTATAGAATCCATACCACTTTCAAATGTTTTCCATTCAAGTTTACTTACCTCTGTTTTATCCACTGTAGACGTAGGTTTCTCGCTATTATCCAAGTCCATATACATCACAAAATATTTATGCTTATATGATTTAAAATTAGTGCCCGTGAAAATTTCTTCATAAGGCATTACATTTTGTAGATTATGGAGATGATGGGCATTATACCCCGTCTCTTCATTAAATTCACGTATTGCGCATTCATAATCAGTTTCCTTATTATTTCGCCTCCCCTTTGGAAACCCCCATTCAGTTTCCGACCAATGGTGTGTTTGGTTACTTTCGTCAATTAAATCACTAAGCGAATAGGGATACCGTTGTTTTAGAAGAGTCTGATGTTTATCGTGTGCGTTAATCTCCTCAGTTTTATATTGTTTGGATACATTTGTTTTGCCCCATAACTCAAACCATAACACGTTAAAATCAACCGTAAGTAATCGTTGTTTTTCGTCAATCGTCATCTGATTTAGCATATTTTTCAAATAAGCGTGGTCATTCATTGCATATTTCCCACGCATATAATCAATATACCCAAACGTATCTTTTCTTCGGATCATTAAATATTCGGGTACAGCATTGCGCATACGAAAAGCAATGATACCAATACTTATAATAGGTAGTTTGCACTGATGAAACATATGACCATTTTTCCCACAATTATTACAATTTTTATCAGTTTGCATTACAATATTACAATATTATAGTCTTATTTGTTTATACCCTTTATGTATGGATGATTTACATAGTTCTTATTTAGAAGAAACACACATACCATCGTCATTTAACATATTAGATGCAGAAAAGATGTCGCCAACCGTATGGGGACCTCATTATTGGTTTTTCTTACACACAATTGCACAAACTTACCCATTATTACCAAATTCAACTACAAAACGTAAATATTACGATTTTATACAAAATCTCCCCCTGTTTATTCCAAATATGAAAATAGGTAACCATTTTAGTAAATTATTGGATAATTATCCGATAACGCCCTATTTGGATAACCGTGATTCATTTATTCGATGGGTGCATTTCATACATAACCGTGTGAACCGTTTTTTAGACGTAGAAGAATTTACGTTATTTGAAGCACTCGACAATTATCATTCTCTTTATAAACCGAAAGCAATAAAAATATCAGAACGCTTTAATATTCGGAAAGAGTATATTATCGCATCATTCACCGTCACGTGTTTTATACTGATTTATGTATTTTATAAATAGACATAAAGTAAAAAGGAATATTATGTGTAATGAATAATTATAATAAAAAATACGACCAGTTTATAGAACCATTATATGGAGTGAAACGTGATATAGATTTAGATTTTATATTACTACAGGAAAACGTTTTACCTCACATATATAATGTCACTGAACGGGTGGATATGACTAATTATGATACGTATAGTATTGACCCCGAAGGTTGTGAAGATGCAGATGATGCGTTCAGTATATATTCCAATGACGAACGTTTATATTTGGCTATACATATTGCTGACCCGACTGAATATATAAATATTGATTCCACGTTATGGAAAGATATGGAAACCCGGGTTGTAACAAAATATCCTTCTCATAAATCACCTATACATATGATGCCAACCAAAATAATGGAACAGTCAAGTTTGATGGTGAACCAATATGGAAATCTGAAACGTGCCATTTCCATTGTAACTGAAATAGACACGGAAACCTATAAACCAACGAGTAAAACACAAATATTATTCACTCGTGTGAAAGTGAATGAGAATAATGCTTTGTGTTATAAACAGGCGGGTGAAATTGCGGAGACGAATCAAACTATATCGATTGGACTAAAAATAAGCGAGGCATTACAAACGATACGAGGAACCAAAACAACGGGTATTGTATTAAAGGAGGTGTCGAATTCTGAACCCAAATATGACGAAGATGGGAATCTTTATTTTTATTCTGATACCACGAATGAAATTAGGATGAAACAAATGATTGCTGAGTTTGCGATATTCGCAAATTCGTTTGTAGGTGAATATCTGAAGTTAAATTTCAGTGGGAGGGGGATTTTCCGTGCATGTTCTGCAAGTGAATGGTTAACTACGGTAGATTCGAATATTACCGGTCAAGAATTGTTGAATGAGATTATCACAAATGGAATAACGTCTGAATATGTGGCTGCAATGAAACCCCACGACTTGGTAGGAGCTCCTGAATATAGTCATTTTACATCACCTATTCGACGAATATCAGATTGCATTTGCCATTATTTGTTAAAATATATACATTTGCAACAACGAAACCGTAAATTACCTGTTCCATTTTCAAACCATCAATTGGATACATATTCGACAAAATGCCTAGGTGCATCTAAATCGGTTAGAAATATCCAATTTAGGGATAAAAAGTTTCGAGTCATACAAACTATGTATTCAATGATATCGAATCGAATCCCGGTAAATATTAGTTACTTTATAAGTTGTTATAAGGTTCCTTATTTGAATCTAATTATCCGAAGTGTGAATGATTCATCTGTTTACGTATCATATACCTTACGTGTTCCTGATTTACAAACAGACCATATTGTGAAGAAGATATATAATTTGGATATAACTCGTGTCAAATATATTGGAAAATTCGACGAAGGTAGTTTGCCTGAACTGGATAATTTATTTATCACCAAATAATATAATAGTAGTAATGCCAAAGTTCACTGCTCGTAAAAGAAAGTCCACGGGTAATCGTTCAATCAAAAACCGCCGCAAAGGTGGAGGCATTTTTGATTTAGCACTGGGAGCATCGCGTATCCGTTCAGGTAGATATGAGTTTTGGTTAGAAGAGAGACTTGCGTTGTATTTTGATGATATCGAATTTGTGAAGAAAGTGAAGGCCAAATTTGGTTACGATAAGACTGCTATATACTCATTTGATTTAGAAAGTGTTAAGACAAATTGTTGTAAACGAAAACCGGAAGATAAAGCACTTATTTTGGGAGATAAATTGGATAAGATTTGTTCAAAACAATAAAAAACAAAACTTATTTATGTTAGTTTACATATAATATACTCTACTCTATCTATTTTGAATAATATCATCGATGAATTTAATATATGTATTTATGATGTTTATAGAATTATTATGATATCGTCGCATTTCATCAGTAATAATTTCTTGTGGATAATTAATTACTTTATTTTCCATCTTCTTAATAAGATAATGTGCTCTATCATATGTTGTATTTGTCCAAAACCTACGTCTTATATCACTCATATTATTGATATTAAAATGTGGATTTTTACAAACTCGATTAAGAAATATAAATAATGCTGTTATATTTTCTAAATTATATAAATATTTTCGCAAACTAAATTCAGCGTCAGGTAAAACTCCATCAATTGAACCATATTTATTACTTATTACACGTGTCCATGAACTCATATTACAAGTATATGAGTTCATGGCTGAGCAAATGGAAAGTAATTTTTTCATTTTATTGCAATAAAACTGATTTATTATTAAGGGTATTTCATTTTGAAGAGGCGTTTTATCTTGTAAAACCTCTTTTGCAGCACACTTTTTTACCATTGAACGTGTGATCATTTTGTGTTGAGAAGACATATAATAATAATAATATCTTGGTTATAACTAAGATATAACCCAAAAAACCTTTCAATTTTATATCAATATAATATAATAAATTCATGCGATTAGAATTATGGTTAATTGTAATTACAGGAGCAATTTTGTTTCATATTCATACAGATGGTAAATATGTTAAAAATATAATGCAACATACTAAATATTTTAAGATGGGAGGTGTTATTATAGCTGCATTTGTGCTCTATGTTTTATTAAAGAAAAATCCAGCAAATGCACAAAATATTATCACCACATCGAATGAATATTTAAAATATTTACCTATTGACAAAAATGCAACATCTATGTTGTCTCCTATCCTCGACTTTACATCCAAGCAGGGCTTTTTGGAAAATGGTGGAAGACATCCTATTGTGCAAGTTCCCAATGCTCAGATGCGCTCAGAAGAGATATTGAAACATTCAGGTAAAAAAGCAACCAAACGTTCTGTTAGTGAAACCAAGAAGAAGTTTGTAGCTTCACGTCAAAATTGGAAATGCACTGGTTGTAATGAACAACTGAATGCGTGGTTCGAAGTAGACCATAAAATTCGCTTAGAATATGGCGGGAGTAACCACGTGGATAATTTAGTAGCAATGTGCCGTGAGTGTCATGGAAAAAAAACAACTATTGAAAACCTCTAAAAACTAAGGTCAGTTCCGATAAAATAAAGGAGGGTTTGTAGGGGAACGTAGTTCCCCTACCAAAATCCAAATATACGTTTATGATATACGTATATTTGCAGATATGGAAACCGACTCAAAAAAGGTTATTATTAAAGTGAAGAAACAAAAAGACAATACAATAATGTACCCAACACATTCGAACGAGTTCAGACGTCAACAAGAACAAAAAGAATTCACAGAATTGGGTGAAAATAAACACCCCGAATTTGATTTTTTATATCCAACATTAGACGACCCGTCATTTTCGGCAAAAATAGCGAGTCATACTGAGTTTGCCGATACAAAATATAGCGGTGAGATTCACAATATCCAAGAACATGCTGACGAAATGTGCAATGCACAATTTGAGTTGTTGCCCCAACAATTGTTTGTGCGCAATTTTCTATCCTTTCAAACACCTTATAATAGTTTGCTGTTATATCACGGTTTAGGTAGTGGTAAAACGTGTAGTTCGATTGGTATTGCAGAAGAAATGCGTGGATATATGAAACAAGTTGGTATTAAACAACGAATTATAGTGGTGGCAGCACCTAATGTGCAAGCAAATTTCCGCCTTCAACTTTTCAATGAACGCCATTTGCGTGAAGTGGATGGAATTTGGAATATTGATTCTTGTATTGGTAATTCTCTTGTAAAAGAGGTGAATCCAACCAGTTTAAAAGGCGTTTCAAAGGAGAAGGTAATTAGTCAAATCAAAACTATCATTAACCATTCTTATGTTTTTATGGGATACGTAGAACTCGCCAATTATATCAGAAAAAGAACGACTGTAACATCAGACGGTATTACTGCTGAAGAACGTCGTAAGATGGAAGTTAGAAATATAAAACGCGTGTTTAATAATCGTCTGATTATCGTAGACGAAGCACATAATATACGTTTAACAAATGATAATGCCGAAGGGAAGACCGGACAATTGCTGATGAAGGTCGCCAAATATAGTAATAATATGCGATTGGTGTTATTAACTGCAACACCAATGTATAATGCACATACCGAAATTATATGGTTGGTGAATTTAATGAATGTAAATGATAAACGTGGACTCATCAAAAATGATGAAGTATTTGATTCCGACGGCAATTTTAGAGAGGAAGTAAAATCGAGTGACGGTAAAACAGTTGTAAAAGAAAATGGACGTGATTTATTAACACGAAAGATGACGGGATATGTATCGTATGTTCGAGGAGAAAATCCATACACATTCCCATATCGTATTTATCCCGACACATTTTCCCCTGAAAACACATTTACTGATGCAATCAGTGTTACAGATAATTTGGTTAAGGCGGGAAAGGCATTAATTAGAAATGATATCAAGCAGGTTAAATTACCAACGATTCAGTTAAATGGAAAGACCATTGAAAAACCGTTACAACATACGCCCCTATATTTGACCACAGTTGACGATTATCAGGAACAGGTTTATAAACGTGCGATTGAAGGTATGAAACAAGAGACGGGTGATAATTTTGAAGATATGGACGGATTTGGATTTCGCCCATTACAAACTCCGACGGAAGCACTGAATATGGTATATCCAAATATGTCTACATCAGACGACACGAATTTGGTAGTCCGCGTTGGTAAACAGGGATTGCAATCCGTGATTTCGTTTACAGATGAATCGCACACTCAAATTCCTCGTCGATATGATTACGAATACAAGGATGGGGTTATCGAAAAACACGGTAGAATATTTAGTCCAGAAGTGTTACCAAAATACAGTGCAAAAATATCTCGCATATGTGATGTAATAAGAAAATCAAAGGGAATTGTGATGATATATTCGCAATATATTGATGGGGGTGCAGTCCCACTTGCACTTGCACTCGAAGAAATGGGATTTTCTCGTTTTGGGACGTCAAACACTGCATCCTCTTTATTTAAAACTCCGCCCGTCGAACCATTGGATGCGTCGACAATGTTGCCCAAAAGTGAAATGCAAAATCAGGGTGTATTTAAACCCGCCAAGTATGTGATGATAACCGGAGACAAATCTTTTTCCCCGCAAAATGCGGAAGATATTAAATATATAACCCACTCTAATAACAAAGAGGGTGAAAATGTGAAAGTGGTTATTATATCCAAAGCAGGTTCAGAAGGGTTGGATTTCAAATGTATTCGTCAGGTTCACGTGTTAGAACCGTGGTATAACTTCAGTAGAATAGAACAGATTATTGGGCGAGGTGTTCGTAATTTGAGTCATTGTTCATTACCATTTGTAGATAGAAATGTAGAAATTTATCTTCACGGTTCTGTATTAAAAGGAACCCCAAATGTGGAAACTGCCGATGTATACGTATATAGACTTGCAAAATATAAGGCAAAACAAATGGGTCAGGTTACACGCGTATTAAAAGAAATATCGGTCGATTGTGTATTGAATCTTGGACAGACACAATATACAACCGATAAACTTAATGAAAATGAGGACAATCGTAACTTGAAATTATCACTTTCAACCGACAATAAGCAGATCTCTTTTCAAATAGGGGACCGCCCGCACACTGATATATGCGATTATATGGATACGTGTGATTTGAAATGCAGTTCAAAACAATCTCCTTTAACAGGTGATAAAATACAAAACGAAATGTATTCAGACCAATATAATCAATCGAATAACGGGCGTCTTATGCAAAAAATACGTGATTTGTATCGTGACGAAAAACAAGGGGAGCATTTTTATGATTTGAAATCGATTGTAAATTATATAAATATGGCAAAACAATATCCTATTAATCAAATATATGCAGCATTGTCTGCATTTGTTAAAAACAAAAACGAATATTTAATTGATAAATATGGTCGCCGAGGAACAATGGTGAATAAAGGGGATATTTACGCATTCCAACCCATCGAGATAAACGACGAAAATATTTCCTTATTTGAACGTAAGGTTCCCATTGATTACAAAAGAGGGAGTGTGGGTATGGAGATTCCGGCAGATTTTTCTAAGGAAATTGTCCAAGTAAAGAGTATACACGAAAAAACATATTCATCGATTTTGATGGAAATAGAACAGAATTTAGAACACGCTACCTCAGAAACATCCCTTCGACAAGGGGACCAAAATTGGTATAAACATACAGGACGTGTTTTAAATCATATTCAGGTAGTTCACGAAATCGATTACGACGACATTGTGAAATATGTAATCCATCATAACATCGATACGCTTATGATTAGTGATAAACTTATTATTTTGTCCCATTTATATTCTGTGATTCGTGACGAACAAGCATTGTCGGAAACGGAACAAATTATAAAGGGGTATTTCGACGAGAAAATGGTTACAATACGAAAACGTAATGCATTTATACTCTTTAATGTTAAAGATTGGTCGTTATATACACAGGATGTCGATGATAATACCAAATGGGTTGAATCAGAACCGGAAGATGTTCGGATTTTCAAAGAAAATAGTGAAATGACTGCAAAGTTTGAAATTAGCCCAAACACACTTTCTCAAATTATTGGTTTTATTGATATGTTTCGTACTGGAAAAGAAATGGTGTTTCGAATTAAGGATATCAGTTCAAAGATGCAAAATAATACAGGCACACGTATCAATGGCCAAACACCGGCAAAGGGTGAAATAATAAAACGTTTAAATACGATTGTTGATGCCGACGAACCCTTATATAGTTTACAAAAATCGAAGGAAATTATGCAATTAGGAATATGTGTAATTGTTGAAATATTATTGAGACATAGAACATCAATATCCCATCTTGGACAAACATGGTATTTAAACCCCGAGATTGCTGCATACAACAAAATTTCCAAGTATCGTGGTAGGGGATAAAATCCCCTACGACCCCTTTTTACTAGAAAAATACGGACGAAGACCCCCTACGGAAGTAGGGGATTTATCCCCTACCTGCAAATAATATTTGTGTTTGAGATAATAGTAACATAATACATCTTACAATGACTCAGTCTACTTTGATTGATAATTCTCCCTGTGAGGAGGTGTCCAAGATTATTCAAGCAATTATCAAATCAGGCATTGATATCGACGGACTGATTGGACGTGCGCCGATTGATGGAAACTTAGGGACAATGGATAGTCAAAATCAAAATAGTTCCGGGGATACACAAAAGAAGTTGGACGTAATGAGCAACGACATCATGGTTTCACATTTAATTGAAAGTAATGCGTGTTCTATATTGATTTCCGAGGAAAATGAAGAACCTATAATGGTCGATAAAGAACACCAAGGCAATTATATCGTGGCGTTTGACCCTCTTGACGGGTCATCGAATATAGATTGTAATTGCACAATAGGGACTATTTTTTCAATTTCGAAAGATAGTTTCGACGTTGATTTATCGACACGCGTTTTAAAGGACGGAAATGATTTGGTGTGTGCAGGATATATATTATACGGAACAACGACCGATTTTGTGATTGCATATACCGGCAAAGGAACTCACAAATATACTTTAGATAAAACCCTTGATAAATTTATGTATACCGGCGCACTCGATATTACAGACAAGAAAAAGAAGATTTATTCAATCAATGAATCTAACTACAAAAACTGGTATGATGATATGAAAATGTATATTTCTGAATACAAAGTGAAAGATACAAAGTATACACATCGGTATATCGGTTCTATGGTGGGTGACATTCATAGAACTCTTATTTATGGAGGTATGTTTTCTTATCCCGCGGATAAAAAAAACACATCCGGAAAATTAAGAACTGTTTACGAGTGTCTTCCGTTTGCGAAGATTGTAGAAGAGGCGGGTGGAGAGGCAATTCGGGGATGTATGAGTGAACAACGTGCGTTGGATACTGTCCCACTTACTATTCACGATAGAACACCTATTTTATTAGGTTCAAAGGAGGAAATTGCAAAATACAGAGAGGTGTTAAAGACATTTTTAGATGAATCACATTATCTCCCAACAGGATATACGTGGATTCTACAGAAGAAGATATTGGGTGATTAGGTTTTGCGAACCTTCTTTTTCGGTGGTTGGTCAGTTTGGTCGTCGAATACTGAATATTCTATATCAATTGTTCGAATATGAACAGGTTCAGGAGTGTCCATATCATCAAACATATGTGGATTTGAACGAAGATAATGCTCAATATCAGTGACTTTTGATAAAAGATTGCTCAGTTCGAGTTTGACGATTTGATGGTCAATCGAATTTTGAGTGTATTTTATAGATTCCATTGTATCTCGAAATTCATTCATTATTAGTATTAGTATATAAACTTGTTGGTTACGACAATAAGTTTATACATACACCTTTCAATTTTGTAGGTAGGGGATATATCCCCTACAACCCCTTTTACAAGGAGGGTTCCTAAGGGAACCTTGGTTCCCTTAGTATAAAATTGAATGAAACAATATAAAAATATGATAACTAATATATTAGAACAATATGTCTACAGTAATTATCCGAAAAAAAAAGGCGGTCGAAAATGTTGCTCCTCGCAAGGTATATGGTGTGTATATGAAATCAATTCTCGACCGTAAAATTTGTTTAGCAATTACCGAAATAGGTAAGAATGTAAAGGTGAATTTGGAGAACAAAATACATTCGATGATTGCCGGGAAGTGTGTTGACGAAGGGTTTATTAAACCCCAATCAATTAAAATTGTGAATTATTCCAGCGGAAATGTGAATTCAAATAATGTCGAGTTTAATATTGTATTTGAATGTATGGTTTGTTTACCAACCGAAGGCATGGATATCGAATGTGTATGTAAAACCGTTACCAAAGCAGGTATACACGCTCAAGTGATTGATGATGACGACAATATGCCGATTACTATGTTTATTGCTCGTGACCACCATCATTTAGACAATCGATTTAGTGATGTGAAGGTGGGTGACAAGTTGGTGACACAGGTGATTGGTATTCGATATGAATTAAATGACGATTTTATTTGCACCATTGGAAAATTATCGATGTCACGGAATTAGATGTGATATTGTGTTAACATAGACAACCGGGTTATGGTTACTGTATATATTCCCTTTTTTACTCGTATGATATATTATATTATATCATATGTCTAGTGTTCAAACCACCGATAATATACAACTTGGTCCTCAAGGTGCAACGGGACCTGCCGGGGCACAAGGTCCTAGTGGACCTAAGGGTGCGTCGGGACCCCAGGGCACCCAAGGGAATTCGGGTCCAAGAGGTATTCAGGGAATTCAGGGAATTCAAGGGATTCAAGGTATACAAGGGATAACTGGAACCGTTGGTGCAAGTTATTCAACGGACGCAGGTCAAGCAATTTTCACAATCGACGAAACAAATGGAAACACTATGATTGATGGCACATTGGACGTAAACGGAACTACTTCTTGTGGCGTTATACAATCGAGTTCGGGTAAATCTAAAATAACATTGTCGGATTCCACGAACGGTGACGTGTCGTTTGGTTTGAATGGTTCAGGGAAGGTGATTCTTCCAAAAGTAGATATAAATGGTGGGAGTGTCGATGGAACAAGTATTGGAAACACAACCAAATCTACTGGTGAATTTACGACTGTAAGCGTAAATGGTTTAACCGATACAGGTACAACCACTTTAGCAACTGCTGATATAAATGGTGGAACTATTGACGGAACCACGATTGGTGCAACCAATCCAAC